CAGGTGGCGCAAGGTTTCATGATACTCTCCATAGTAGGGGAGGACTAGCCAACGATGGAGCGTTGGCAGGGAGCGACCCTCTTCGTCCTTTATGCTTTTAAAGCATTAATTAAATCAGCTACTTCCTTACCAAAATCAATCTTGACTTCAGCTTTCACATCAACTTTTTGTTCTCGTGAGTCTTTGTAATCATCTGGGTATTGACCCCTAAGCGCAATCTCAGCCACACGGCTATTGAATGATTTGTTCTCAACATTGGCCAGCATGAGGTTTTCCCAATATGCTTGCCCGTATACTGTTGCCAAGTCTAATGTCTCAGCAAAAAATGGATCGTCTTTTTTCAACCGCATCGCTGTGGCTCGGCTAATTCCAATGGCGGCATACATTGCCTTTTGAGACGCACCTTGTTGCCCCATCGCTAAGATGGTATTTGCGTGCTCTTGTGTGAACTTAAATTTCTTTATTGCCATGATAGTTTGCCTAGTATAGATAGGAATAGTCCTACCTATACTAATGCAATTTACCCTTCGTTTTCGCCCTTAGTTTCATCAAAGATTACCTTGCGTGCTTTCATTTCACGTAATGCATCATTGACAATTAGGCGTGTTACCGCGCCGGCCATTTGGCGACGGTACTCTTCCTTCTCATCTTCCTTGCGTTTTAAAATATCTTCCTTGGCCTGTTCATTGCTGAACTTATTGGCTTCCAGAATTTTGTTTAGCAAGTCGCTCATTCGGCTACTACTTCTGCGTCAACTGGGACAGCTACTGCTGCAGCAGCTGCTGTAGCGGCTTCTTCTTCAAGCGCTTGGAACTGTGGAGTACCTTGTACTTGAATCATGTTAATAAATTGAGCTGATTGTACATACGCCACATTGCCCAAGATGCTTAACAAGCCGTTGATTTGTTCTACTGTAAATTCGATATTGATCATACTGTTTCCTTAAGTTTGTTGATTTTACGTTCTAAATAAAATTTTGCCTTCTCTAAATCTTGGATTGAATTCCCTTTGTGTTCATGTCGTAAAATATACTTACCAACCTGCCACAAAAGGGGATCCTCCCCAAAAAATTCTTCCAATACATCAATGACTTCCCACTTACCGTATATATAGTGTGTTGGGTGATTTACCTGATCCTGTTTGCCGGATGCCCATCCTGCCGCTTTAGATGCGGCATCCCACTCTTCGGGCGTGGCATAATTTAACATACTCATACTCCAAGCTCCTTTTTAATGATTGCTATTGCATTGGCGAAATGATACCTCCAATATTTTTCAGACACCGACACATCATTGTATGTCAGTCCATCCAAAAAAGCTTCCAGCACAAATTGTTGTTTGGGATCTAGTTTGGCAATGATACGACGTATGTCAATCATGTCCTCAGGATCCCAAGGTACCCACCCGTCTGCAAACAGGTGGTTCGCGGTCACGTCCGAGGCATCGTCCCGTTCAATGGGATCCGGTTCCTCGTCACTTAACCTAGGATTTGCCGCAAATACTTCTATAATAATTTTATTCATGCATATACTAATGCACAAATGGGTGCTTTTTTACAATTTGTTACAAAATAAATTTTAGCGCCCCCAGCACCGCGTTTTGGATATCAATTTTACCCTCCAAGACATCGATTACCTGTCCGTCAATACTGCGCTCCATGACAAGGTGGTGAATAATAACCGGCTTCTCTTGGCCTTGTCTATGAATACGGGCGTTGGCTTGGATATAATTCTCACTGCTCCAAGGTAGATCGACCCATACCATCTGCGCGGTGTCTGCCACATTACACTGCAAGTTAATTCCAATACCTCCTGACTGTGGGTGAGCGCATAACATCTTGATCTTACCCGCCCGCCAGTCAACCAATGTCTGTGGATTATCATCTAACACCTTGATATCTTTAAACTTTTGCTTTAACGCATTTAAAGTACTTTGGTAATGGTAGAACACCAACGTCGGTGTTTCTTCGTCCCATAGATCTTCTAAATAATCCAACTTTGCGCTGTGTTGATAAATATGCTCCTTGTTCTCGTTGTACAAAACGCCAGAGGTGAACTGTAACAACTTGTTTGTAAGCGCCGCGGCGCTCACTGCCGTAATGGTTTCTTGCTCGGTCTCAAGTACCAAGTCCTTACGCAAGGTGTCATAATTGGCTCGGGTTGCGTTATCTATCTTGACGGTATGGTATACCTTAGTCACTTCCGGTAGCTTCAAGTAATCCTCGGCCTTCAGTGAGAAGCAGATGTCCTTGATCTTGTCTTGGATCTGCTTGTCTGCCCCATCGTTAAGCGCCCACTTGTAGATCATGCCGGTGTGGCGGTTACGCTCGGATGGGTACATGTACTTGGTTCTGAACTTGGTAACGCTTGACTCCAAACGTTCGCCTAGGTCTAAGATCCCAACTTGCGACCATAGATCGGCATACCCCTGAGGTGTTGGTGTACCGGTCAGTATGATCTTGCGATTAAATACCTTCAGATGTTTTTTTAGTGCCTTGAATCGTTTAGTGCCGGCATCCTTAAAGCGCGAGCTCTCATCAATCACTAGATTATGAAATGTGCTTGCCACATGATGATCAAATAACCACACCACGTTCTCCAAGTTAATAATATAAATGTCTGCCTTTGACTTTATGGCATTCATTCGCTGTGCTGGTGTTCCCATAACCTTAACGATAGTAAGGTCTTTTGTGTGCGCCCACTTTGGTATCTCGTCTGACCAAACAGACTCGGCCACTCGCTTGGGTGCAATGATCAGCGTTTTGCCCCTAAACTGTTCGGCGATAATGGTGAGGGTGGTTGCTGTTTTACCAAGGCCGGGGGGTAAGAATAGACCAAGGTTTGGTATCTCCTTGGCCTTCTCCACGATCTCTTTTTGGTAATCATGTAGGTTGGATCTCGTTAATAAGGGCATCTACTTCTTCCTTAGACCGAATCACTATCACTGGAAACCCGAGCTGTTCCAACTGACTGAACACTATCTTCTGTCTCGGACTGATCACGCCCTTTTGCGTTTTTAGTTCGACGAACTGTAGGAAGTTTTGGAGGAGCACTATCCGATCCGGAACTCCCGTGATCGTCGAGATCCACTTCAGGCACATCCCCTTTTTTTCCTTTACTCTTTTTATTAAGTAGGCTTCGATCTGCTTTTCTAGCACTTTCTTTCCTTTCAATTAGGCTGGCTGAATATACTTGCTCCACCACAAACTGTGTAAGGTAAGCTCGTGTCTCGCCGGCAATGTTTTCTTCGCCAATAAGGTGGCCTAGTTTTTCAACCGCATGACTGACCTCATGGCTAATAACCCCAATCCAAATAGTGTCATCTGGCTCCAGCTCGTAATTATCAAGATCAAACGCCATGATGATCAGTTGCCCACGATGGGTTTGTATCGTGATGGTTTCTGCCTCACCTTTATCAAAGGCATGAATGCCGGTTGATAACTTATTGTCCTCAAATATCTGCTGAAGCGCGTTATCGCTAAAGCAAAGGTACATGATCTGTGGAAAAAATCCTGTGTCGATTGAATAGTATTTAGTCTTGGCCATGAGAATCCCTAGCTTGCATCATGGCCTCAGCCAGTTCATATGAATAATCTGCAAGCTCTTCGTATGTAATCCTTCTTATGTTAGGGTTGCTTAAATGTCCATGTAGTGTTGTCATGGCAAACAAATCTAATAATTCTACGTCTTTCATGTTAATCCTTCCTCTTAATAATAATCCACAAGTCTTCTATAAATTGTAATATCAACACCACAGGAAACCAAATTGGGCTGGTTATCATTAGTGCACAAAACTTTGTTTTATAACTGATCTTCACGTTTTTTATACCTCCACATTGGTGAGTTAGGTCTGCGACCATATTCTCGACGCATTTCCCAAGCATTGTACCTAAAAAATACTTCATACTTTTTATAATGGTTGCGACGGGTTGATGCCATGACTCCCTTATAAAATCGTCGTCTAATTGTTAGCATCATATGTTTGGGTCTCCAATAAAGTCTTCCTTGGATAATATTGGTTTATCAAAAGCACTTCGCATGCTGATGATCACACTGTCTAGTTCTTGGATGCTGTCCCCAAACACCTCCGCCATACAGTGTCCATATGCATTGCCTTCACGATCATAGTACACCTCCCTAATCTCAAGTGATGTTTCCCCGTCAACATCTGCGTTCACAATCCTATAGTTCCACATTAGTATTCACCCTCGTCAAAAGTTACCACGCTATCAATATATTTTTGTGCCTTGTCGTTCAGTTTAACCCCAACGTAAGTATGGATTCTCTTACCGTTAGATCTGTCAAGGCCGGCCTCAATTCTATGCTCCTGTGTCGCGGCCAAGAATCTGCGCTTGAATGAGAACTCTGTCCCCACCGCAAGCTTTTTCTTCAACGCCCAATGTGAGAAACAGGTAAACACATCGTCCTTAGCCACACTGCCGATAGGGTCAAATATAAGGGTGTCCTCAACAAATGAGCCGATCGGGTTTCCAAGTTCAGCCATGAGCTCAAGGTACGACGCGCCTGACTTAGGTTGAATGAAGTGTCCGCCCCTAGCTAGTCTGCGACGTAAGCCCTCCATCGACCAATTAAAGATGCCGGACAGTTCTTGCTCCAACTTCACCGCGAGCGTGGTGTCCTCGTTGCCGTAGAATGTCTTGGTCATTTTCAATACTACCAT